TTGGTTGCACCAATACCACTTGAAAAAGATTCAAAGTCTTGAACAGCTCCTGCTAAGGTAAAGTCTCCTGTACCTGTAGTAGTGCTTGTTTCTTTAACTCTATCGTTAAGGACAAGTGCCATTTTGACCCCTTTAACTTATTCTTAATATCGCAGAGGACGATGTAAATGCTGGGAATTGAATTGTAAATGTACCTGATGTAGCGGTTTTATCACTTACGAAATCAAGAACAGCCACAGCAGCATTAGTAGTTGCTGAAGAACTATTGTAAATCAAAGCTCCTCTTGCTGTAATAGTTACTCCAGTAAAAGATAAATCGTTAAATGTACAAATAGCCGTAGATCCAGATAGTGAAGTAGAAGGATTCGGTTGTACTAACGCTCCTCCACCAGCACTATATTGTCCAGAAGGTGGAACTTCTCCAGAAGTTGTATAAGCTGTAGTAGAAGCACCTAACACTGCAGTACTAGTATAAAGTGCTAGTTTAAATTTATCTCCACCAAATTGAAATTCCATATCACCTTCAAGTAATTGTTTTTTAAAAGTGTTGCAAATTGCATTTGTTGTAATTGCCATAATATATTCTCCTTAATTAATTTTTTTCCTTACACAGTTTTGCTATTCGGAGATGGAGAAGGTATCACCATACGTGGTACTCCATCATCATACTCAGATCTTCTACGTTTACCCATTTGTTGAAGAGCAAAACCTTGTATCTCATCATCATACTGCTTTTTATAGAGATTGTATATATCTAAGGGGCCTTTTAAATAACTAAAAGCCTCTGTTAGTACTCCATGTAATAACATATTTTGAGCATAACTAGATAAATAAGTAGAATTCGAAGAAGTAAAATGAGGAGGAGTAACTGTATAATTTAACTGTACTTGATAAGCCGAATCTGGAGTCGGTGCAACTACAACATTATATTCATCCCAATTGGCATAAAATTTTGGTACTCCTTGAGCATTACTACCATTATATTCAGATATAAAACTAGTATCCCTTTTTTCCATCATCGTTCTAACTCCACCTACAATGGTTTGCATAGAACGAATGGTTAAAAAATCTGCAGGCATCACTAAATAACGCTTACCTGTATTAAAAGAAGAAGTAGCATATTTTCTTACATCGTCATAATCCACTTTGGCAGCAATATCTAATTCTATATTACTAATAAATTGATCTAATAAGGTATCACTTAAAACATTAGAATCTACTTCTGCGTAGTTTCTTACTTGAGTTAAAAAATTTGAATAAGATATAGCCATTAGGATATTACCACTGTTACTGAGTTTTGATTAAGTATAAGCTGTCTTTGTCTATTTTGATAGGCCCCATTATCAGGAACCATGCCAGCAGAAGAAAAAGAAAATTCGCCAGGTAATGTTAAATCTACAACCGCCATACCATTTCCACCAGAATCTGCTTCTACACCATTAACAATTTTAGGTTGTTGAAAATCTTGGGATCGTACATTAGCTAAAGCGATAGCGTCTGCTTTATGATAAGGAGGATCTATTTGTGGATGTTTAGCTTCATATTCAGAAATATGTACCCACGAGCCTTGCCATTCTTTTACCATCTCTGTGTAAGGAAAAGCTACTCCTGAACGGTCTGATATAGATAATGATCGTTTTCCTCTTGCTTGATTTCCCATAATTAACCTGCTGGATAATAGTTTTGAGGTGAAATGTAAGAAGAAGTTCTTTGTCCATCTTCTTCTAAAGCTCTTACCATTTCATCTTCATATAGTTGTTTTAATAATTGAATTCTTTCAGGAGCTATTTTTTGAGACATATAATAAGCAAGTCCTGCACACATTGCGGGCATAAATCTATATACGATATCTGCAGTATTACTATAGGCTCCCGCATCTTCAATTCTTCCAATGTAATAATATTTTAAATACGTATAAGTAGCAGCATCAGGCGCTTGGTATAAATAAACTTGTGGTGTAGTTTCTCTTGAAATATAATATTGTGAAGGTTGTCCTGTAGCTCCTTTATTCGGAAGTGCCGCATAAGCAGAACGATCTATTTTAGTTAAAGAAACATCTTGAGTAGATGAAGTAACTCCAGAAGTAGTAGAGATATATGCTTCTAATACATCATTACAATCACTAGGAGCAGCGTATTGAAAAGTTCCAGCTGTTAATGCTTGTGTTTTTAAAGTTACTTTCCATAAATGAACACCTCTATTACCCCAATCTGCAAATAATAAATTTAAACTTCTTCTAGCTGATCTTAAATCGTTACCAGAATTAGTTCTTGCACCACAACGTTCATAGGCCTCATCTATGACCTCATCTATGGTAAGGTTAAATGATGTAGTTCCAGAAGTTGCCATAAATCATGACCTACTTCTTTTTAGATTTTTTAGAATCTTTTTTTGAACCTACTTTTCCAGTAAGTTTGTAATTCTTTTTTCCGCCACCCATTGGATAACCCATATTATAATACTCCTTTAAAGTTAGTTTCGCGTATTAATTTTTTACGATTATATACTTTCTTGGATTGTACCACTTTCGCCTTATATCGTCTATCACTTAACTTTTTAGCTATTGGATTTGATTTTTTTTTACCTTTAGAACCTAAACCTGGTTCTAATTGTCTGGCCATTTGTGATCTAGATATTACCATGGTTTATATACTGTTTTATCTTCTACTTTAATCGCTCTTAAAGTTTGATTTCTATTATTTTCTGAATTCCATGATACATGAATCCAGCCACTATCGGGCTCACCATCTCGATAAAATTCGAGAATCATTTGATCAAATTCTAAATTGTCTTTTATCCATTGTGCTAATTCTTTATTATCTACTCCCACCACTTCTATATCTGCCGCTTTGCCCTCGGCATGCTGCGATGTTGGTTTAGAACCAATCGCTATACAAAGCTCTGCAGAACGATAGCCAGAAGATATAATAACAGGTGCATCAAAATGAGAACGTATAGGTTGTAAAACATTAATACATAGAGATTTTAAATTATCTATGTGCGCAGGGGATGGGTTATTGGGTATACCTTTCCTTTCTGCTGTTTGTGATTTAACAAGTTCACTTAATTGAAAATTTGCTGATAGTTTCATTTTGGAAAAAAATTAATATTAATTAATACCCTTCTGTTAACGTCTGTTTGACTAACCATTCTGTGTTTAAGTTTACAATTAAACACAACTATTTTATTTGGTTCTGAGTATACTTTAGTTTTATTTTCATCATCGAACTCTGTATATCCATTATTTTTATTTAAATAGTATATCGCAGTTAATGCTTCATCGTAAGTATAGTCGTTATGGAACTCACTAAAATATTGTTTATCTGATTTAATGTTTAAATTAGCCCTAATATTAATTAAAGGTCCTGCATTTAATTTTTCTAAAATAGGATGCATAATTTGATAAGCATCAGAAGTAATACGGTTGTCATGAAATAATGCATGACTAAAAAAACCCCTATCCTCATTAGAGGATTTGGTAACCATCTTGGGTTGATAAAACCAAGCGGTGTTAATATCCATAAAAAAATTTTTTATTTTTTCAAAATCTTCTTTATCTAAAATACCTTTAAAAATTTCAGGTTTCATTAATTTATAAATTCTACCCAACCATTAATCATATATTTAACTCCTTTTAAAGGAGGATTTCCTCTATGCGTATGTGTAAAATAAGCTGGACAGATAACAATCGTTCCTGTTTTAGGAGGTACTCTTAAACTTTGGTATAAAAATTCTGTTTCTCCACCTTCTTCTACATCATTTAAATACATCATACATAACAAAGCTCTTCTAGATGTTGCAACACTTGCGTTTTCACAATGCCAAACATGATACCCTTCTCCTGGTACTGTTTTTTGTATTTTTACATCTGAGTTTAATTTATGCACATCTAAATTATTCATAATATCGTATTTTTTTCGGTATATATCGTATACTTTACTTAAATTATCTGTAAACCCTTTTAATATATTTTGATTAATTCTCATAAGTAAAGAATCTCCCTCATTTATTATTTGATAAATTTTATTATCTTTAAGAGTAGAATTTATTTCTTCAAATTCTTTTCTAGATACTGTTAAATTAAGTTCATCTACATTATCAAAATGTTGGATAATTTTAAAACATTCTTCTTCTGTAGCAGCATTATGAAAAACGCCTATAAAATCTTTAAATTCTGTTTTCATAAAATGTATTTAAATTAGTTTGAATCTATATTTTTTTTCTTACATTTACAATCTTTTAATAATAGACAAAACCCTCGATAAACCCAGTAAATACAATATTTCATTTTTGAATTTTAGATAAAGCTTTTGCGATAGTATCTATTTTATTTGGATACTTTTCTTTATTGGTGCAACTTATAGACATTAAAAAACAAATAATGAGTATAGTCCAAATAATTGGAATAGTGTATTTTGGTTTTATTTTCATTAATGCCCCTCAATCTTTTCAATTCGTTTAATACCGTGCTTATCTACATATACTTTTGCTTTGACTACAGAACATTGTACATGTGAATTACCACTATCATTATTTCGTTCTATTTTTCTTTTTGTCTCTAGACACTCCGATAAGGATTCTTTGTGTGAATGTTCTATCATTTTATCGTTTAAAAATAAACATAAAGCTACAACCATTTCGATCATTAATGTTTACCGTTTCCATTTGCAAACTTAATATCTCGTGTAGCGTCTTTTAAACGTTCTACATCTTTTTTTAATCTTTCAATCTCTTTATCAAATTGTTTTAACATAACTCCCGTATGTATATTTTCCTCTAATAATTTAGCGTGTTTTTCTACTTGTTTTGTTAAATATTC